TCTTACTGCGAGTCCTTGCCATATTATGTACTGTATGGAAGTGGTTTTTCTTTTGACGACAAACTCTAGCAGACGCTTGAGGGATAATGAGGACAGTGTGACGATTTAAATAAGGAATAATATTAAATTTAAATTTTCAATTTTTAATTATCTATATTTTTGTGAAACGATAATATTTGATTAAAATATAAAATTATATTTTAATCAATAATCTAGATCTGGATGTCATTCTGCCGAACATAATTGAACCCTGTTACCCAAGAAGCAACGTCAGAAAAATGAGTCTTGCGAATTATATCTCTCTCATCACTTGGAAGATTCTTATACCACAGGTAGTTTTTGGCATTCACAATAAACAGCTCCTTTTCTGCCCTTTCTTTGGCAGCAGTAGCCTCAGCAGAAATAGCAGCCAATCTGCGCTCCTCTTTGGCACGCGCCTTCGCTGCTTTTTCAGCACGGACAATCTCAAGGCGCACCAACTCTGCTTCCTCCTCTATTGCTGCCAGTCTTGCTGCCTCCTTTCGCGCAGGTGCGCCAGCTGCCCACTCAATGGCCTCTTGACGTCTCTTCTCCTCTTCTGCTGCGAGAGCACAAGCACGGTCATAGGCCTCCCACGCAGCAATGTTTGCCTCCTCTGCGTTTTTTGCTTCGTGAAGCCCTTTTACCAACTTTTTTGATTCCCACGCTGTTCCTAGCAAGCGAACGGAAGAGGGTGCCGCAGAGCCACCAGCAAGCAAAATCTCGCCACCAATGTTTCCGCCAATTGATGGGAATGATTTCTCTGTAATCTTTGGCATTTCAATCTTCGGAGCCTCAATCTTTGGCTCCACATAATCACGTGGGCGCTGGACACGAAAAGAACCAGCAATCAGATTAAACACTTTTGAGCAGTTTTCTGCTGTGCTGAACTGCAGAAAACAAAACGAATTGCCAGGAGTGTGAAAGATTCTTTGAGTCCGCGTAAGGTGTGGCTCGTGGATTGCCATCATCTTGTGGGCCTCCTCAAGAACATAAGGGGTAAGCCCACCCAAGTAGATCTTACGTGTGGGATCACCCTTCGGACTGACAAAGTTCATGTTGGCGGTAGGTTGCTGAGAGATATAGTTGCGGATGGGAAAATTACCCTTAATAATGTCCTAAAATATAAAAATAAATTTCAATTTTTATAAAATAATCATTTAAATCCCTAACAAGTTATAATGCCTATACTTGTAGTATAGAGCATTATATAATATTTCAGCCGTGCTACCAGGAAGTAAGCCATTAATACTTTTCATTTCTTTTAATCCAAAATACACATTCTTTTCGGATTCTGTTTCTGGACTTGACTGAATTCCCTGAATAAGAGAATACTGTTCCGCAGAAACAATCTCAAAATTAAATTTCTGTAATTGTTCAGATAATCTCTGTTTTTCTATTTGTTCTTGCTGTTGGCGCTCAATCAGATGTTGCTGCTCAATTAAACGTTGCTCATCAATCAAACGTTGCTGCTCAATCAAACGTTGCTGCTCAATCAAACGTTGCTGCTCAATCAAACGTTGCTGTTCAATGATACGCTTTTGCTCGATTTCGCGCTCCTTAGCAAGAATATCTTGCTCACGCTTTTGATAATATTCCAATTGTTGTTGTAATTCCAATATTTTTTGATCTTTTTCCTTCTGTTCGCGCTCTTGAATTAGTTTCTTTTGTTCTTCAAAATATTTTAATGCCTCTGATTGCTCAATATATTCTTTCTGAGCTTTTTCATAATTTGCTAATACTGTTTCTTCCTCCTCCCATTTTTCAGTAGCTAATTTTTGCTGTATCTTTTTCTTTTGCTTTGTAATCTTTGGAGGCACATAAGAATTTGGGCGTCTCACCTCAATAATTCTCCGATTAAATATTTTTCCAGTTAATTCTTCAAGTGCAGCATTACAGTGTTCCGCGCTCTTAAATCCAATAAATCCATAAGGACGTCCTTCACGGTCCGGCTGAAAATAAGTGAATCCATCCAAATCCTTAAATATTACTTCAGCACCTTTGGATAAATTTCCAACAAATAACTCTCTTGTTGCTGCATCCGGATAATAGTCTTTTTGTGGTTTAGACATTTTTGGTATGAATTCATATATATCTTTTTCTATTAAATATGAATTATATTGTAGATTTTTCAATTTTTTATTTCATACCAGTATTTAAAAATTGGGTGCTTATGTAGATACTAATACTGGTGAATATCCTGGATCATTAACAGCACTTACTCCAAATGTATATGTATTTCCTTCAGTTAATCCAGTAAAAAGAATTGATGTATCTGTTCCATTAGCACTTTTTTTTCCATAATGTCCATAACTCGCATCCACAGCTGAAGCAGATGAATTATATGCTGTAAATGGATCAGCTGGATCAGATGAATATGGTGTAATTACATACCATTTAATTGTTGCGCCTCCATTATCTGATGGAGCTGACCAAGTGACTAAAGCAGATGTTGATGTTGGATTTGTAACAGATATACTTGTAGGAATACTTGGTTTATTACCTGGTTGAACAGTTCTATAAAAAACAAATGATCCAATCTGATCCCCCTTTGTTCCAATCCTAGCAGCAATCTTAATTGAATAATCTGTTCCATTAGATAAATCAGTGAATGTATAATTAAGTGGTGTACTTGGAATTTCAAGACTATTATTAATATCTCCCGAATATATATATAATATATATGCTACAACTGGTTCATTAAGATTTAATGGTTCCGACCAATATATTTGAATTGTTGAATCTGATACAATTGGACGTATATAGCCACCAATAAGTTGTGGCGGCGGAATAGAATCTACAGGTACTGCTTGATTGTATATAGCAGCATCACCATCTCCAGCAATATTTGTAGCTAAAATTTGAAATGTATATGCGGTTCCATTAGTTAAACCAGTAACTGTATATGGTGAATGATATAATTGTAAAATAAATTGTGTTTCTGGAGTATTTACATCACTTAGTGTATAACTTGTAATTTCAGATCCTCCATCACTATCTGGAGCGGTCCAAGCAAATATAAGTGTTGTAGCACCAATCGTTGGATCAGCAGTAATATTTGGAGCACCAGGCGCAGTTTCAGACATTAATTTATTATATAATATATTATAAATTAAATTTTCTACTTTAAACAAATTTTATATGATAATCTTCTAATTGATCTTTTAGGAATTCAATATTATTAATCATAATATCATAACATTTATGAACCATATTAACTAATTTATTAAACTGAATATTCTTATATATATTTTCTGAATAGCCATTTTCTGAATATTCAATATTAAATTTTTCTTCTTTATAATTTTCAAAATATTTATCAGATTCTTCATCACCTTCTTCAATAAAATTCTCATATATAAAATCTAATGTTTTATCTAATTCGATATGATTCGCAATTCTATATATAATATTATTTATTACTTTGCCAACAAATTTTTTATTATCCTTTTTTAATTCTTCTTCTATTCCTTTATATAGTTCCAATACTTCTGGTCTTATTATAAAACTATTCTTTGCGACAGCTTTTATCTTAACACTTTTTAAACTTTGGGCTCTTGACAATGCTGTATAAGCTTGACCAGCAGCAAAAATATTACTTCCAATATCTATCTCTACTGCGTCGAGTGTTATTCCCTGACTACGATGTATTGTTAAAGCATAAGCTAATTTTAGGGGCATGAAAGAAACGTAAATATTTGGATCTTCTGAACTAATTGTTTTATGATATTCAATTTCATAACAAGAGTCATCAACTCTTTTAATAATAACAGATTTAGGTTTTAAATCAATTATCTTACCTCTAGTTCCATTAACAATACCAGCATCTTGATTTATGTTTGCTAATACTACAACTTGAGCTCCAATACATAATTCAACTGATTCTGGAATTTCTAAACTAGTTATCCATTTTGTTGCTTTATCTCTATTTTTTGCTAAAGGTGGTAAAATTAATTTATAAGTATTCTTTTGAACACCAGATTCAATTAATTTTTCATATTCTTTTTTATTAATTATATCAACATTATAATTTTTTGGATATAACATTGTTGGTTTAATTTCTCCAAATTCAGTATTCTTTAATTGTAATAATCTCTGATATGTCTTCTCAGTACATTTTCCATATCTTAATTGAGATAACATATTTTGAAATTCTAAATCTCCATCTTGTCTTACCAATTTATGTAGGTAAATTGTTTTTAAGGCTGATCTTGTCCATTCTTCTGATTTAAAACAATAAGTTCCTGAAACTGGTTCTAATTGACAAAAGTCTCCAGTTATTACAATATGTAATCCACCAAATGGTTTTGGATCTCTTCGAATATATGATAAATATTTTGATATTTTCTCATATAATTCTCCCTCTAACATTGAAATTTCATCTATAATAAGAACACTTATATCTCTTAATTTATCTGCTGTATGTTTTAATTTATATCTAACATACTCATATATTTCTTTTGCTGATTCTTTTGCTAATCCAATACCTAAATATGAATGTAATGTCTTACCACCAATAAGAAAAGCAGCTGTACCGGTTGTAGCAGTAACACCATATTTAATATTTTTCGAAATACAAAAATCAATTATCTTATTTAAAGTAACTGATTTTCCTGTTCCTGCTGGACCAGTTAAAAATATATTATCACCTTTCATAAAAGCATCTAGAGCATTTTGTTGTTCAGTATTTAATTTTATAACAGTTTTAGGTTTTGATACTTCACTTAATGTTCCATTCAAATAATCACTATTTGTTACCTTAACTTCTTTTTTTGGTAATTTTTTAAGTAAATAAGTATTTATATCCATAACTGATAATCGGACTATCTTTGAAACTTCATTTATATCCATTTTTTTATCGTGAATATAATGATCAGCAATATTTAATAATTTACCACGAATACTTCCAATACTTCTTTTATGTAATAATGCTATATCTTTAAGATCAGTATCATCTTTAATTTCATTTAATAATTCATTGATTTCTTCTTGTTCCCATCTCTTTCCAATATTTTCTGTTTCTGGATTTAATTTAAGTTGTTGTAATTTAGCATACATGTTGTTATAAAATCTTTTAGAGTATATAGAATAACATTTAAAATCAATTTTTATTATAATAAAATTGAGCTGTAGCCTTTAGCTGCCCACCAATTTTATTGTAGGCTAGATTTCATTAATGAAATTTAGCATCCAATAAAATTGAGCTGTAGTCTTTAGCTGCCCATTAATAAAATTGAAATTTTTTTTAATATTAGGCTTCATCAATATATATTATCAGTGTCAGCTCTCCAACACTCTCCTCCGTCTAGAATGACCCACTTCATCGACGTGATCGATAAGCATGGCAATCACGTCATCTTCATCATGACACCGGAACTTCGCAATCTCATCCGCTCGATCCAGAAGGTCTTCAACGTGCTGAAGCCGTATCGCCAGAACCTGCTCCTCGCATCGCCTAGCGTTCTGGAGGTTGTTGTTGCGAACCGCTACAACAACAACATGCGCTCTAGGCAGAAGCTTGAGGCGCAAATCATGTGCGTCGGACCCTTAATGTTCGGCACCAACCTTGCGCTGCTTTAAGCGATGCGAAGCTTAAAAAGATTTTAATTTATTAAAAGTTTTTTTAGCTGTTTAAATAATAGATTTCCTCACACCATTTTTATTAATGATTTTCTTTAACAATTATTAATAAAAATTGAAAATAATTTTTTTACAAAGCACTATTCTTTCGAAGCATTACTCATCGCTCGGCCATCACTGCTAAGCAAACGTCCCCACCCAAAGAGAAATGCTCTCACCTCTCACCGGTTTCTTTGCTAATGTGTTCAAGTCTCTTCAGACACCAGAAGGGCCTATTATTTTTTTCACAAGTTTTCTTTTTGCCGGCTTGATTGCCCTTCCACTCTTGTGGCTTTTCATGGAGCCAAAGGTTGTTCGTGTTGGTGTTTATGTAGGTCGCTTTCAGCCACTTACATATGCTCATCTTGCTTCAATCATGCATTTTTTTGATAAGTATGACGAGTTTATTATTTTGATTGGTTCTCACGGACTTCCAGAGTTCAATCACGACAATGGAAAACCTGTCAATCCGAAGAATCCTTACAACACGGCGATTCGCAGTCAGAATATTCAGGAGGCTGTTAGGGATTACATGATTGAAAACAACATGAACTTGAGCCTCCTTAAAAAACTTTCGATTCGTGGAATTCACGACTCTAATCACAAGTCTGGTTATGCGCCAGACAAGTGCAACTTTTCTGCCTGGAACGCGGACTTCCATACAAAAGTTTGCGAAGTTCTTGAGAGCAAATATCCCACAAATTATTTCCAAACGTGGGACTCTTTTGATTCTCACTTTGACGTGTATCTGTGCGGGTGTGGCAAGGACGCAGCAACACAGGACTATTTGAATAAAATCCGTCTTGGTAGCAGGGCCACTGATGATAAGAAAGAGATTGTCGGTGTCAATTTTCTTGGGCATAATTATTTGCTCGAAGATTTCATTGGGCCGATTTGTATTAGCGAAGAAAGTGCGCAAACAGTTGATGCTACAACAATTCGCGCACTGATTACCAGTATCAATGCTGGAGAACATAATCAGATGGCCGAGCTGGAGAAGTGGGTTCCTGCTGCTACGATTCGGGTACTACAGGAGCACGAAAAACTCATTAAGATTGAGTAACGTAATGTTGGATCCAGTAAGATTTTTTATTTATTTAAATTTTTAAATAGATTAAATTATAAAATTATTATAATTATTATAATAGTTATAATATGGATGAAATTTTATATAAATTAAATAAAATAAGATATTATAAAATATCAAAATGTAATGATCTAAAATTTACAGAACCTGAGTATGAAATTAAATATAATAAAACCTATGATGGTGTTATACCAGATTGGGTTGATATTAATAAAGGTTTATTAACTAATTCATTTATAATAGATAAAAATATTCAAGAAAAACGTTATATGCTAAAGAAGGATAAAAATAGTAGATATATTGATTATGATATTGATAACTCCAATATAAAAAATAAAAATAAAAATATTTTCAATAGAGTATTAAGAGTTGGTTCATTAAAAAGAACATATGAAAAAAGAATTAATAATAATACTTTTGAAGTTATAGTTAATTATGATCATTTAGATTTAATAAATACCGATAATTTTAATAGAATATTTGTACAGCAAATAACACCAATAGGAATAAAGTTTAAAGATAATCGTATAGAACAAAAAAGATTAAGAATAAATATAGATAAACTAAAAGTATTAGATTATTTAATTAATGATGGTGATTTTTCTTGTACACTAACACATGCTACAATTGATGCTACAAAAGAGATAATTATAATATTATCATATTTATTTGATGAAACTGTTTTGATTAGACAAATTTTATATGATATGACAAGTAGCGGATTTTTAGTAAGTTGTAATAATTTTAAAAAAGATAAATATAATCAAATAAAAGATAAATTAAATATTAGTAGATTTGAGGAATTAGGTAATATTGAAAATATTTCCAAACTAGGTATTGAATCTTTTAATAAGGAAACTTTAATCAATGAAATAACAAATTTTTCAAATATTCATAATGAAATTATATTCGAATCTTTAAAAATTTTTACAACTAATTCAGATGAAACTTTAAAAATAATTTCAAAAATAGCATATTCACAAAACGTTCCAATTAAGCCACAATATTTAGATGATATATACATAAATTATAAAAGTTTTTACAATTTGTGTTCTGAAAATAATGTTATTTATGTATTTAATAGCTTTAAGGATAATATATTACAAAAAATTTTAAATATATATTTTTATAACCTAAACTATGGAATATCTCATTTTGAAGATATTGGATTTTCAAATTATGATTTATATATAATTTATAAAGAAAATGAAATTTTAGATTCTATTAACAGGATTCATATTAATGGATTAATATATCTTGGAAATAATGAATTAATTAATAATGAATTAATTAATAATTACGTGTATAATAAAATATTAATTAGAATTGACGACAATATATATCAAAAAATAAATCATATTGTTCCAAAAGATAAATCAAGAATAAAATTAAAGAATTTAAATTATGAGGTTAATATCTATAATAATAAAGATTATAATGATGATTTAATTAAAGATTTAATTCCTTTTGTTAAAAATAATCAGGTAAAACCCAATATATATTCAATTTCAATTAAAACTGCTAATTTACAAGAAGATACTTATGAAATATACCCATATTATCCAATACTTGACAAAGATAAAATATATTTAAATCCAATACATATTCAAATGATTAATAAAGATAATTTTATGAATTTAATTAAAGAACATATAAAAGTTATCATAAGTGGTTCAATTTTAAATACTGATCAATTACTAATTCCAGATATTATTAAAAAAGATACTTTGAAAATTATTGTAAATAATAAAGAAATTCCATATCTAGATAATTCATATGAAAAATTATCATATGATACAAAAAGTGTTATATATACTATATCTAAATTATATACATTAAATATTATATTTGAGATTGGAACATGGTATGGTGGATCAAGTAGATTTATAAAGAAATATAATATTGAATCAAAATTAATATGCTTAAATGAATTTGAAGGTATTTTTGAAAAGAATAATAATATAGTAAATGAAGGAATAAATAAATTTTATATTAAATATCCTCATTTAGAAACAGTTTATAAAAAAATGCAAAAATATAAAAATGTTGAAATAATTAAAGGAAATATATTAAATGGATATAATTATTTAATTGATAAAAAAATTATTCCAGATATGATATTTATTAATTATATTAATGATTCAAAATTATTATTTAATTTATTGTATCATATTTTTAATAATCATTCGGATGCTATAGTAATGGGGAATCATTATTTAATTCAACATATTAAAGACGGTGTATTAAAGTTTTTAAAAACTATGAATAAATATTACAAATTAATAGAAAATAAAAATTGTTATATATTAATACCTATATCAAGATTAACTGATAATATATTAAAATTTATTGAAGAGAGAAATACTTATTATAATAATAAATTAAATAATAATTTATATTATCAATGTTATTTATTAATTAAAGATATTCAGATTAAACCAGCAATTAATTTTATAATTGATAAAAAATTAGACCTAAATTTATTGGTAAAATATTTACCTAATAATGGATCATTGTATCATATATTTGCTTATTTTTTAAGAGATTATCCTAAAAAAGATGATTATTTTGAAATATTATTTGAATATCAAAAACCATCTAATATATTGAATAATTATGAATTTACATTTGAAGATATATTAAAGTATGATTCTAGAGAATTATATGAAAATCACTTTTAATTAATAATTTTAGATATAAATTATTAATTAATATTTTAATTTGATCCTTCGGATGCTTCCCCTTTAAATTAAAATATTTTCGGCTTTTAGCCTCAAATATTTTAATTTGATCCTTCGGATGCTTCCCCTTTAAATTAAAATATTTTCGGCTTTTAGCCTCAAATATTTTAATTTGATCCTTCGGATTGCGGCTAAATATCTTGCTTTAAAGTTCAGCAGAGCTATACTTTAAAGCAAGATATTTAGCCTTGTATTTCATATACTTATCATAATACCCTCCTTTTCCTTCCATTCCTTTTGCTTCTTTTCCCTTTCTTTCTTTTGCTTCCATTCCTTTTTGTTTCAAAAAAGCAATTACATCAAATTTTTTTTCCTTTCCTGACACAGTTGTTGGAGCAACAGGAACTGGATGTGTTGGTTCTGTGTAGGTCCATTTTTGTCTTTTTGAAAAATCACAATCAATTTTTATTTGAGTTGATTTAATACTAATTGATGCTCTGTAGTGTTCATTATAATGTGGTATTAAGAATTCTGTAATCATATCACTTGTATATCTTATTTTGTCATCTTTTTTTCTGGGAAAATAACTAGGGTGTTCAGCTACAGCTGAAGATATAATTCTGCCTTCATCTTTCCTTTTCCATCCCCAATCAATTTTTTCAGTACGTTGTAATAGTTTAAAAATGCTTTTATAATGTGCTTTTAATGGTAAACCTTCCGGAATATTTGGATCTTCAAACATTAATTTATTAATAAGTAATAAATCAATTGATTTATTTGCCTTTCCAAATGATTTTGCTTTAATTATCATATCTATATGAGGATTTATACTTACATTAGAATATAATATCTGATTCAAATAACATTCACGCGATCCATAACGAAGATTACATGTTGTATTACATGCCAAATTTATAAATTTCATTGAATCATTTTCAGGATCATGACTTAAATGTGAGGTAGCATAATCTATTATTACTGGTATATATTTTGTTGTTATAATATATTCTACATCACGTATATTATATATTATACTTATTTCATAATCTAATGTTATAATCATAATATTTTTTGAATGTAAATCTTGATGTGTATATACTCCTTCTAATGCAAATAAGGCAGCATATATTTGAAATAATATAGCAAATAAATTGTAATCAAAATTAGATTTAAATTCTGGATCTTCATCTTCACCAGTTCCTTCTTCAGCACTAGCTCCAGCTGCTCCTTGTGCTTCTTCTCCCGCCTCTTTTTTTCCTAATATTTTTCCTAATATTTTTTCTAGAGTTCTAGATTTTGGAACATATTCTAAAAATAACCCACTTGTTTTATTTGTTATGGTTTGACAATGATGAGTAATTCTTTGCTCATCTAAGGTAAACTGATCACTTCTAAATATATTATCAATTTCAAAACGAAATCCATCATCTTTACTATAAGTTTTACCTCGATAATTAAATCCAAATGTATATATAAAATTTGGTAAATATTGTTTTATATAATTCATACTCTTACCAATATAGAATTCATATAACATATCAGCTTGTCGCATTTTATTATCTGTATATGTTTTATATACAACATCAAAAGAATTAGTAGTCTCTCCTGTTATAGGGCGCTTATATATTATTTTAAATGTAAATGTGTCAATTTCATCTGCTAATTTTCTTTTTTCTTCATTTCGTTTGCTCTCAAAATAATCATATCTTTCTAATATTGTTTGCTTTAATTTATTAAAATCAAAAAAGAATGCTAAATTATCGGTCATTATAATATATATATATTTAATTTATTTTATAATTTTCTATTTTATATCATAAAATAATGAACAGGATCAGATAAAAATGATGGCCTATCATTTATTCCGTCATAAAATTCAAATTTTGTCATTAATTTATATTTCTTACATTTAGAATATAATTCATTAATTTCTGGTAAGTCTGAATATTCTTTTAAACCTAATAATCTTCTTGTTTTAATATCCCAAACAGGAATAACTATATGAAATACTGCTTTATCCAACCATTCATCTAAAATTTTTCTAATTGACCATTTAATCCATTTGCTAGTATAAGGTGGATTTACTAAAACAATCGAATTTAGTTTTGGAGTGTAAAATAAAGTATTACCAGAACTATTTGGTTCTAAATCTGGGAATAATGAACCATATGTATGACTTAAATCAACATTATAAAATGCTCCAAATAATTCATGTTCAATTTTCCATTCTAACTTTTGTCTCTTAGATACAGATAAAGAAACATTATTTAACATACCCCATACATTATAACGATGAACTAATATATCAGCATGTTTAACAATATCTTTAAAACGATTATATAATTTGTTAAATTTTTCTATAGATTTTTTAACATCATTTTTATATTCATCTAAATCATATGTTAGATTTGTTAATTCAACAGTTTTAGGAACCAATGAACTTTTATTTTTAGGTTCTACAGGTTCAAAAAAACGATCAAATCCATTTGTCTTAATGTATGTTTCAACAGATTTTATAAAATTAGCTTCTTTTTGAATATCAAAGTTATCATCACCTTTCTGATTATCTTCAGATAAAATCATTTTATATAATTAATTATATAAAATTATTTTAAACTTTTTAATAAATTTTTTAATTTATTTTCATAGTTTTTATAATCATCTGATCCTTTTTTAGCTAGTAAATCATTGTCTAAAAAGATGTAATCATATGGTTCTTTAATAATTATTTTTTCTTTATACTCAATTAAATTATTAATAGTTGAAGTTGATTGTAATGATGAATAAAGAGTTGTATCCAATTCAATTATTCTTAGATTAGTAAATGATCGTTGAATTTTTCTATTAAATCCAACCGGAAATATACCAACTATTTTTGTTGTATTATGTTTTTTAATCTCTAATAAATCTAATAATGATAAATAGTTTATCATAGCATCTTTATAATTTGTTTCATTAATATTTGTATAGATATATGCTACTTCTATTAGATCTTCTTTTTTTTGATTAATTAATTTAAAGTGACTATCTTCATTTTTAAAACAAGGAACTGTTGATTTAGCATGCTCTGTAATATATCTATTTGGAAAAGTAATAAATAATTCATTACCCGTATTAAAAATTAATTCAAAGTCAGTTGATATAAATCCATTAATATTAAATGCTCTTAATATAAATCCATCAAAATGATTAATATCTATATTATACATATCAATTGGTCTATGAATGTCATACATGAAGTTATTTAAATTAATGTCTTTTGGTAGTTTTTCTCTGAATTTTAAATCTGTGTATATAGTTGATGGATCATAGCGACGTGTCTTATATATAATTTCATAAAAACGTCTTTTTGCTGAATATAAATTACGATAATTTATATCACAATCTGGATTTTTTTTTATAAAATTATCTATTTTTTGATCAATTGATACACATTTATATATGTCATCTTCGATTGTATCTGTTGTTACTTTTAATTTAAATTCACCTGGTTTGAAATTTTCTATTAACCTTATTTTTTTATTATCATAGAATTTATTTTTTTTATCAGATTTTATTGGTACAAACGGATTAACACTTATTATAGATCTATTAATATCTAACACACTATTGATAGTTTTATTTAATTTATAAATTATACAATAAGTATTATCTAAATATCTAAATAAAACATTAGAATTAGGAAAAAAATAGGTATATAATTGAATATTAAGATCTAATTTTACATTTTTGTCGCAATTTCTAAATAAATAACCGAATTTATCATTATTAATACTTATTTCAGGAAATGAATCAAAGAAATCATCTTTTTGTATCTTTTTGTAAATTTGAGCATAATAAATTTTATTATAATCTATTTTTATTGTTTTTTTAGTTTTTCTCCATGATGGAAAAACAGCCTCAAATCCTATTCCAAAATTTGTATATATTTTTGTATTCATTTTTGTTATAATAATGATTCTTTCAAATAATATATTAAAATTATTTCTATCATTGAAACTTCCAGCATAAATATATATGTTTTTTTGTTCATCTAAAATAATAATAATAGTTATTGAGTCAGATTCAGATTGTGATAAATCATATAATAAATTAATATCAAGATTTAATTCAATTTCATTTTTTATAGCATCTATATTCTTCATTTTTGTTAATGTTTTCTTTTTTAATTTATCAAAAAATATAGGAGTCTGAATACTATCTAATTTATCAAGATGTTTATATATTTTCCCTCCTTTTCTAAAAGATAAGAGTGGATAATAAAATAATAATTCATATGGTAATGGTAATAAATATTTGATTGAATTATTAAAATAAGTTGAGATATATAAATTGTTTTTTTTAATAAAGGTATCTTCTAAAAATTGTATGTTATTGGATATTTTAGATTTAAAATTATTAGGTATAGTCTTATTTATGATATCATCAAAATTAATATTTTTATTAATAAACTTTTTAATAACAGAATATAGATAATAAAATCTATAAATATCAAATATTGAACTGTGATTATTCTTATCAAAATTAAAATTTAATAGATTATTAAATAATTTTATATAATCATTATTCATCTTTATTATAATATATATAAAATGTTTTGAATAAAATAAAAAAATAAATAAAAGATTTGAATTAATAAATTAATCCAATCTTTTGTCTCCTTGAGCATAACCAACCAGTTAAACTACGCTTCCAAAGCGTTAGTTTCTCTAATAGGTGTAGCTTTTAAAAACAATATTACTGCTCATACTCAGTCCGTCCCTTCTTGTTGGACGGGCGAGTGGGCGCCCATGGGCACTCCTTTTGCTCATTCTCCTCCATCGGGGTCAAGTAGCCCTCATCGTCTTGGGCGTCAAATGCTCCAGAGAGGTTGCGCTTGATGCCGCCCATGGAAATGAGCTTGCGACTCTGGACCTTAGGCGCTCCGGGGGCTTTGAATGCCGGCTCAATAAAAGGGGGGATGCGGATGGGCGATAGCGTCGTGTGGTCCATCGCATCACGGCGGGGGCGCACGGGCGCACCGGGGGCGGCAATGAAAGGGGAAAGGCAGGACATTTTGGTTGCGAGTTGCGCTGAGACCAAAGGAGGGTTGATAATCACAGTGAAAGGAACTGCCTACATGTAAAAATTTCAATTTTTTTATTAATGTCTATGGATTATCATAAAAAAATTACATCTCGTAGCGCATCCGAACAACAGAAGGAACGCTGAAATCATCACTAGCACGCCTCTTTCTGCCTTGCTGGGCCTTAGCATCAGCATACTCAAACTCCACTGGGCGAGGAGCAGACGTCTTACTTATGGGTCTCTTGGGGGTCTCAAACCCAAATTGATCCTCCTTGTTAATGCTTGCTCCAGCAATCTTCTCTGAAAGCATATCAATATCGTTGTGAATCTCAATCTGCGGCTTGGAACAAGAATTCTCTTGTAGACTGCGTAGAGGTGACAAAGGAGATGGTGGTAGAGGAAGCATGGCTGCGCGAAAAAAGCTTACGGGGACGGCTTGTTCAAGGAAAGCTGGGCGGAAAGAGCTCATTTTAGTGATTGAGTTACTGTTTTATATTACTTAAATATAAAACGGTATAATTTATAATTTCAATTTTTTTATTTTTGCTAATATAAAATAATTGAAATTTTTATCTATACAACGCTGCTTTTTAAGGCTTCTACATCACATTCAGCAAAAAAATGGATCTCTGCGACATCTCTCTCGACATGCCCATCTCTCTCGATCAGCCCATCTCGCCTGACACTTCCTCCAAGAAGAGCACAAAGAAGATCCTTGCCAAGCGCCTGTCGTTTCGCAAGAAGCTTGGTATGGCGCGCACGAAGAAACACGTGCGAAACCTCATTGACGGTCTGAGTAGCCTTCGCGGCCTCGGTCGGATTGGTGGGATAAGGCGAAGCCGCACAAGCGACAACTTGCTGGCTTTAGTAAAGGAAGCGACTAGTTATGACTAATCAGTCAGATCAGATTAGATTTTATAATTTATTATAAAATCTATTCTAAAAAAATGAAAATTAAACATTAAGCTCTTAGGCTGTAGGTATATATAATTATTTGATAATGAATCAATCACGTAATTTACCTATTTCAGATTCAGAAGAAACTCTTGAAGAATTGAATTTAGATGAAAAACCAGATAATACAAATGATAACGAAGAAGAAGATTTCTTTGGTCAGGAATTAGATACAAACCTGTATAAAAATAAATTTAGTCGTATTGTTAGTATGTTAAATATGACCGTTGAAAATAGAGGTATTTCTCAATCTCATGTTGTTGAAATCTATACTCATTATAAAAAATATAAAAATGCTTTTATTGCTCCTCTTCATATTATTTCTTATCTAAATAAAGACAGCCCTGATAATGAAAAGTTCTTTATAGCTGATGGACAGCATCGTGTAGAGGCCCTTAAGAAATTAATGACAAGTGGAGTAGATAGAGAAATTTTATATTTCATTCATGATGCGAATTCAGAAGAGCAAATCAGAGAAATTATTACAATGTTAAATAGTAATATTCCAGTTATATCAACCTTTCCTTTTGAAAAAGTAAGTAATTTTATTAAGAAATTAGATGGGGCTTTCCCTCAGTTATTTAGTAGTAATACAAATCATAATGATTATAAGATGAATAAAATAAAGTTAAGAGATGAATTGTATAGTATAAAATTATTTGATACTATTAAATTAAAAGAAAATGAAATATTTAATCATTTAATAAATTATAATAAATTAATAAGAGATGAATATATGTCAAAACCAATTAAGAGTGCTAATGAAAAGAAATTAGCTGATAAAATCTCAATAACTCATAAATTCTATTGTGTATTACAACGCGAATATACTTGGTGTAATATGTTCTATAATTATTTACTTAATTTATAAAGATAGCGAACTAGTTAAAGATAAATAAAAATATAATTAAAAATTTGGCACACGTGATCTTCTCTTAGAATTTGCCATTGTTTCTTGAGTTTGAGCCTTAGGTGGCGGTGTCTTTTCTTCTTCTTCTGATTCAAGATATTCTTCTGTTAGACAAAGAATCTTCTTTTCCATCTTACTAACAAGTTCCTGAAGAGAAGTAATATGAGTTGTCATATCAGCAAAACGTTCATTTATATAATCCATTTGTTCCTTTTTATGTAAAACTAATGGCATCTCGATTGTTTCATTAATATT